ACACGGAAGAAGGTAATATCAAATATAAAATAGATGGTATTAGGTGTTCTGGTGACATGAATACATCAATGGGTAACATAATTATTATGACCCATTTGGTGTATGATTACCTAGAGTCATTGGACATTAAGTATCGATTTGTCAATGATGGTGATGATGGTGTCATCATTATTGAGAAGAGAGACTTAACCAAACTAGAAGGGTTATACAACTGGTTCACTCGCTACGGGTATAAGATGGAGGCTGAGGCCCCCGTTGATGTATTTGAGGAGATTGAATTTTGTCAGTGTCACCCTGTTTGGGATGGTGAGTTGTGGCTAATGTGCCGCAACCCATTTGTGGTGTTAAACAGAGATGCTTACACCACAAAATCTGTTCAAACCAAAGGCCAGTGGGACTTCTATCGGGGAGCCATTGGAGTATGTGGTATTGCAGCCATGGGAGGTATGCCAGTAGTAGGGGCATACTACAGTGCCCTGGCTAGGGGAACAAAAATGAGGAGGGTCGATGATGAGACTCTCGGAATATACTGGATGGCAATAGGGTTGGACAGAAAATGCACCGCAATATTGCCACAGACAAGAGTATCGTTTTTCCTAGCTTTTGGCATAACACCAGATGAGCAAATAGTACTTGAGAGAAAATATGATGCGATGGTGGCATCATACTGTCCTAGTGGCGTCCATCAGTATATTTAATCGATAACAATAATAAGGAAAGACTAAATATAGATAAAGACGTGAATATAATGACCAATAAGAAAAATAAGAGTAAACCGAATAACAGCGGTAGTAAGGCTGTTGTTGTTAGAAAACAACAACAGCAATCTGTTAATCCCAAGGCAGTAAACAGTCTGTGTTCAATCACAGACCCCTTCTGTCCACACTCTAGGGGCGCAAAGAGTCCTTATGGATCCACACCTAACACGGTGACCTTTAGTGTCAGAAACACTGCCTCAGCAACCACAGGTGCTGCTGGTGATGCTTTCAGATACTTCAGACCAAATGAATCCATATACA